CTAAAATTATTTCATTGTATTTACCTGACTTGCCTGCTAAATACATAGCCAAACTTCCTGACGAAAACTCCATTGGTAGTTCGGATTCTTTTACGGGTATAACATTATCATCTTTTTGTAGATATGTAAAATACACACTGTTGCTGTCTCCACCAACGACTACACCATATTCAGTATATTCATTCTCATGTGAGATCGCACCTGTAGAAGCTATTATACCAGGTACAACATCATCCGAATCCAATACATCCCATCCAAGAAAGTAACAAGTGTTTTCTACAGGATACTTGCTACAGTATATATTATGCTGAGTGTGAACATCTGTTGCTACCAAAAAATCTAAATTTATATTTTCTTTATAGATGTAGTTGCAACCCCAAACATCACAATCATCAGGAATATCTACATGGCGCCGGCTTTCACCGTTGCCTAGTATGATGGCTCTCGTATACCCCATTCTATTCTCCTCACCATATTTTCATCTAATGCTTTTTGTAGTAAGTTGTCATCATTATAACACAATGATGCCATGTGTGTCAAGTCCTTAGGTAAACATTTTCCTCCAAAACCTGGCTTGTTATCATTTCCGGGAACATTCCAATGTGAATATCCCAAAGCAGCTTCACCTTTAAACATAAATGCAAGTGTATCCCAATCTATACCTTGCTCATCACAAATCTCTTTTAGGTTGTTTGCCAAAGCTACTCTCATGGCAAGTATAGTATTCCTTGATAACTTATACATCATGGCAACCTTTGGCATCAAGTAGTATACATTTTTACCGGGGAACAGTTTTTCAAACTTTGCCACTGTATCATAATCACTAACAATAATAGGAAGTTTAGGATCGTCTACATCTTTCTTCCAATGTTTCTCTCTCAGAAACTCAGGCATCATAATAGCGTTAGGAAATAAATCAACCTGGTCAGGACCAATAGTGCTACGAATGACAGTTTGCCCTCTCCAGTTCCATTCTTCATAAGCGTCTATCAATATGCTCATGTCCAACTTGCCTGTTTTATAATCCATTGGAGTAGGAACACACAAGAAAATATAATCAAATGTGTCCTCGTCACAAAACCCTGTTTGTCCTTTTACAGTATCATAAATGTGTATTTCAGCTTTTGTTTTCTTAAACAAATACTCTGTAGCTGTTCCAACAAAGCCATGTCCTACGATTAGAATCTTCATGCAAATAAGTCCTCAAGTGTTGCTTGTGGTTCGGTATGCCAACCGAGTGTTTTGACAATAGTGTCTAGTGGATCTAAGAATGCCTTTTCAAAGGTAGTTTTGTAATCTATGTAACTATGTATACCAAACTCCTTAGGTATCTTTGAAATAAATCCAACAGTGTTTTCCTTGATAGGATTAGGTTCTTGTAAAAAGATAAACTTAATCTTATCGCCTTCCTGTATGGTCTCGTATCTATCGCCTAACTTCATTTCTTTGAGATAGTGATTATACAACAACCCACCACGCACATGAATAGGAGTACCTTTAGAGTATATGGTATTCATATCTCTGTATTTTGACATATTATTACATCCACGTGGAAATGCTATTTCTTCAGGTTCCATAGCAAAAAACTTTTTACGTGTCTCTTCCACAAACTTGTGAAGTGACTTCTCATCCTCTGTTAAACAAATACGGACAGCCTCTTTCAAACTCTCACGGACAGGACCAGGAGTAGAGGAACGAACAATCTCAAGTCCCATCACCTTCAAGTCAGGCGGGTCATATCTTACACCCTCGTTGTCCCACACATTCATAGCGTATCTTTTCTTAGCAACCCACAAACAGTTATCAGCGATTGCCTCGCGCTTGAAGAATATCTTTTCCTCAAAGGCATTTGTGTATTCTGCTAGTTTTGTCATTGCCTTGGCGATACAAGGTTCGATTTGCTCTTCGCCTACTTTGTCCAGAATGTCAATAAGTTTGTCCTTAGGCTTGTCTGCAAAAAACTTGTCAACCAATCCTTTCAGAGTAATATAACAAGAGTCAGTATCCGTATAGAAACTATAGGTTACATCTTCTGTTTTTAACGTATCATTCAAAAACTCGTTAAGTGCCGAAGCCGTCTCCCGGATGATAAACTGCCCGGATAGTGTGATTCCTTCTGCTATCCTATCATCATAGTAACGGAAGTATTCGTTAGCCATCGCACCATAGAGTGAGTTGAGTTGAATCTTACGTGCCATCTGAAAGTTATTATACTTTGCTATCAGTTTCTTCGTGTTAGGATCCTTATCCTTCTCATAGTCCTGCTTAGCCTTAATCATCAGTTTCTTGTAACGCTGTCGGTCATCAAAAAACTTTTGAACAATGTTAGGGAAGTGACCTTGCCTACTACGTGTAAACGTCTGACCATTAGCAGCTACGGCGTCATCAGTGTCAAAAGTATGTTTACGTTCTAACATACCATCAACAGTCACATCAAACATACCACCGGGCACCAGTGTCTCAGGGCTCATGTTATACTGCATGATGATAGAAGGATACAGTGAAGTAGCATCGAAGGACTCGACCCATTCATACTGTCCTGGGATAGGCTCCTGAACATATGCACCTGCAATAGTCCTCGGTGCTCGTCCGTTGCCTTGTCCAATGATGATATTCTGCCTCAACAAGTGATTGTAAAGTAGGCAGTCCCATGTCTTTACAGGACTGAATACATCCTCAAAGTTCATCTTAGCGTCATAGGTCATTGTCATACAGAGTTCGATAAGTTTCATCTTATCCTCAAGTTGGTCAACCAACACTGTATCTATGATGTTGTATTCTACAAACCTATTCCAATCCTTCTCATAAAACTCACGGAATGTATCATAAGGATTGTCTAACTTTTTGTGACCTAGTTCGACCTCTGCTATGTGATCTAGTTTATATGATTCACGGGTAACGTATGTAAACTTCTGATAGATATCCAAGTAGTCTAACTGTGCCACACCTTGAACATCATATGACAAGTAAGTTCTGCCACCAAATGTTTTCTCCTGTTTACGAACAAGTCTGAAAGGTGACATAAGTTTCTTAGCAGCGTCACCTGCCTCGTCACCGAACACACGTTCCATCCTGACAATAAGATAGGGTACGTCAAATAGTTTTATGTTCCAGCCTGTGAGAACATCAGGAGTAAAGTTTGCCCACCACTTGATAAATGCACCGAGCATAGTTTTCTCACTACTGAATCCTTCATACTCTACATCAAGATGTGATGTTGCTTCACCTGGCGTGTAAGGACCTAGACCCCATGACTTTATCTTTTTAGTCACGTTGTCTTGTATTGTGATAAGTGTAATCTTTTCTAGTGGATTGAATACGTCAGGGAAACCATTTTCAACTGTAGTCTCAATATCTATTGAATACAATCTAATCTGAGAAATGTCCCATTCCATTTCTTCACCAGGATATTTTTCAGCAATAAACTGATAGCCCCAATGTGTCTGACCATATATGGGAAAGTTAGATACTTCTTTGTATTGATCTACAAACTCGGATGCTTCTTTATTGGTCTCAAACTTAACAGGCGAAACCAGTTCACCGAACATACTTTTGTAGGGGGATTCGTTTTTAGAAGGAACAAAGAGTGTTGGTGAAAAGGGCACCTTTCTAGATACCCGTTTACCATTCTCAATGCCACGGAAAAGTATACTGTCTCCGTAGTGTTTAGCGTAAGTGTAAAAATTTGACATTAGATCTCCATTCAAGTAACAACATTATATAATATGTGGAGTTCAATGTCAAGTAATAAAAGCCCTCAGGTTGTCAGGAACGGTAACTCTACCTTCATCAATAAGACGTCTGCGGTTAAGACGATGCTGTTCCTGTACATCTTCTTTACTGCCGCCTTCATACTCAACGGCATGGCCTTCTTTGATTAGGATTTGTGACACGGTAGAGTATCTATCTTCGCCATGATAATAAACTTCAAAGTCACCGAGGACTCGGCCAAACTTGCCTCTCATGTCCTCACCGTCTCTTGCTACTCTTGTCTTTAGCGTGGCATAAGGTCCGAGAAGTTCTTTAAGTCTCGCCTTTGCTGCTTTACCAAAGAATTTTTCAACCTTGTCCCGGGTTCTACTTTCAGGGGTGTCAATGCCCATGATACGAACCCGCTCATCTGTTAACCAAATACCAAAGCCTAAGTCAATGTCAACATCTACCGTATCGCCATCAACAATTTTTACGATACGTGCTTTGTATTCATACATTACTGTACTGCCTCATTCAAAACTTCTCTTGTTCGGGGTACAAATTGTCCCCTTCTTTCATATTCCGCCATGATAGTATCATCAGGAGTGAATTGTGCTAGTATACTTCCCTTCAAAATGAGCACCTCACCATCTTTACAGTAAGGTGCCCAAGGTTCCACAGAAAGCCTGAACGATCCAGTTTTTTCAGGGTTAGGTACAATAGCTAATTTCAAAGGGTTTTGAACATTTACCCCAGACTTTACACTTGTAGTTTCACCCACAATATCTTCACCTGTTATTAATTTTAAAATCTGAACCGCCATGCTTATCTCCTATTTATTTCACTTCAATTTTTCGTGGTTTCATTTCTTCTGGAACAACACGCTTCAGTGTAATCTCAAGGACGCCATCATAGTAAACACTACCTTCGACCTCAACATTCTCTGCAAGTGCAAATGAATGCGTAAAGTTACGAGCAGCGATACCTTTGTGATAGTATTTGCGAGTATCTTCGCCCCTGTCTTGTACACCCTGAACAATAAGTTTATTGCCTTCCGGAATTAAGTTTATGTTAAATTCATCTTTAGAGAAGCCTGCACAAGCGATTTCGATAACGAATCGGTCATCTTCTTCTCCAATAATATTATAGGGAGGATAGTTTGGACTATGTATCTCTGAAACATTGTGTAGATTGTCAAACAAACGATCAAAACCTATAGTATATGGTCTTACATTATCAAAAATTTCTGCCATGTTGGCAGTAGTATATTTACGTACCATAATTGTGCTCCTTATTAAGCGAGTTTAAGTTACACTACCCATTTGGCGTAGTGGTGCCGCCCGCTCGGTATCATTAAAATGTACTTCACCTCACGGGGGCCGTATATTTATAACATCTAGCGCTTTTTGCCGATGTTATATTTTGGAACTAAGTTCCAATCTCCTTTTTCCTTATAGGAAATAATTTTAATTTGACTGAGAGGCGCCATGGCCGTCTCATCAATATTTGTTACTATCTTCAGCAAGCCCCAGTCTTGTAGCAGCTTTGCTATAGTATTTCGTCTTTCTAAATCGTTATCCATAAAGTCAGCATCTTTGCCGTCCAGAGCAAACAACTCCTTGAAGTGTGTGATAAAGTATCTACCCTGCTTGTGCAGGATATGACAGGACTGGTATAATGTGTTGTCCTTTTTTGAAGCCACACCAATACGTGAAAGTGTCTCCTTGATCTTCAAAAAGTTCTCAGGATCCTCTAACAAAATTTCTAAGGGTTGGTAGTCGGGATAATCTATGTCAAAAAAATTATCTCGGTCAATCATTTCATACACCTTTCGTTATTAATTATTTTTCATAGTAACTAAGGTATTTATAATTTGCCGCCTTTAGCGGTCGCTAACCAACCCTTGATCTCAGCTATCTCTTTGTCGGACAGAAGTGTCAGTGCCTCTTTAGCTTTGTTATAACTGTAGCCAAAGTATTCCTTCACTGCTTCGAGATTGCTCTCCTCTGCCTTGATCCACTTGTTATATCTTTTCGACCTACGTATCACAGCACGTAGAAAATCATACTGCATACGATAATCAATATGTGTTCTGCTGTTCATTTCGTTAGCTGCTATGACAGTATCAGCACCGAACCCTAGTCCTCTGTTTATGATAAAGGCAGGATACTGTGACTCATTGTCCTCTGTCATTAAATCTTTTTTAGTGTAAGTTATAGTGTTTAAATAGTCAAAGGGACTTAACTTTTTAATCTTTTCAACGTATTCTTTTTCGTCTACTTCCTCAACAGGAGGACCAAACTCTTTAAAATAACTCATGTAAAATATCTGCCTTATCTAAAAGTTTTGAGATTTCTAAGTGGGGGTCTTCTGCGTTAACACACATACCCAATACCTCTGGAAGAATACCATATCCGCGTATCCATTTGGCTACACTATGAGGGCTGTCTCTAAGAAAAAATTTTTTGATATTAGTATCTGTGGGGTACATTACCATGTGATCTATATCAAATGGATCCGGAGTCCAAAACATTAGATATGTGGTCATTGGTCTAAACATACCTTCTAAACTTCTCCAATAGGGATACACTAATTTTCTTAGATTACGAATTCTATAATCAAAATCTGTATTCGGCATAACCTCAGGATGTATGCTCCATATCGGTGTAAAAACTATAACTCGGTGTATGTCAGCATGATAGGCAAACTTAATAGCGTTTGTGCCTCCCATGCAACTTCCTAAAACAGCTACGTGCTTTCCTTCAAAGTAAGGAGAGATAATATTACTAACATGATTCCAATCAATAAAAGTTCCCCATGATCTTGTCTTGTCTATAATCCAAAATCTATCTCCCATTCCTGAAGTAACTTTTACAAACTCGGGCCTGCTAGCATTTTCAGGGGTGTATTTTTGTACAGATTCAAATCCAAATACATCAAAGTCTACACCAGAACAACAAACCAGAGTGTTCTTTCCTTCACCCGGTTCATAGAAAATTCTTACCGTCTCGTCTTCATGTATTACGTTCATTTAAATTTCATACTCGCCATCAGTTCAGTCAGACAAGCAGTCAGATTGATTTCCTGATCTGCAACAAACGCTGACTTGTATTGATAATCAGCAATCAGTATAACCATTTGAGGAACAGTCTCAACTTCAGGAATCAAACTGTCATAGATGTATCTGAAAATACCTTGAGGGTCTGACTCAACATTGTTAGCAACCCACTGACGCATCTTCTTCCAGTCCTTCTCCTTCATTGCTGAAACAAGTTCTTTTGTATTGATCTCACCTATGTTGCTGAGGATACCTTCGTCAATAACACCAGAGCTACTGTATCGCTGTAGTTCGTTTATGATTCTCCTGTAGTCAGGATAGTGTTTCATCAACAGTTCAGCCAACACCTTGTCTACATACTCAACGCCTTCTGCCTTGAGAATAAACTGCATACGCTTCATAAAGGAAGAGGCGAGTTTAGCCTTGTCTGCCTTTTGTGAACCAAAGTCAATCACCGTAGTCCTGCTGTGTAGAGGAGTGATGATCTTTTGTTTGTAGTTACAAGTGAATATGAAGCGACAGTTATCAGAGAAGGACTCAATAAAAGCCCTGAGAGCAGGTTGTACTGACTCCCTGTTTAGATAGTCAGCCTCATCTATGATTACAACCTTAGGCTTGCCGAGAAAAGACATACCACTAGCAAACTGTTTGATCTTAGTTCGCAGTGTATCAATTTGACGACCCTCATCTGAACCATTGATAATGATATAGTCACTACCTAGTTCTTCACACAGGGCTCGTGCTACTGTAGTTTTACCTGTACCTGCTGTACCACACAGAAGCAGGTTAGGAACTTCACCCTTAGAGAGAAATTCCTTGAACGTGCTTTTGATTGATTCGGGCAGGATACATTCTTCAATAGACTTGGGACGATACTTCTCTACCCATAAAAAATGTTCCATTCACAAACTCCATAATATAATATAATTTTAACCTAGCTTTTCTTTGACTTCCGTATTATCTTCAATAGTCAATTCAATGTGACGGACTTCTTCCTGCTGTTCTTCTTTTTTTACATCTACTTCTTTTTCTTCTTTATTCATCATCGTCTCCAAAAGGATTTACTTCTTCCTTCAAGACTTTACGGATCATACCTAAAGCAGGACCCGTAGTCTTAAAGATATATTCTGCATGGTCGATACCATCGATCTCAAGTAACCAACCATTTGCTACTTCACGTAGCGTAAATGACATTTTGCCGTCCATAATTAAAACTCCGAAGATTTGTCAAGGGCAATCCAATACTCAACATCGTTTGCTTTGAAATGAACAAAGCCGCCTGAGCTAGGAATATTTACAGTGTAGTCCTGAGGCATCAGTTTAATGTTTGCTGTAGGAATATGTGCTACAAACGTCTTGTCAGTCTGACCAATGACAGTTTCAAACTTAGTAGCATTACTCAACTCAGGGTCTGTGATACGAACCTTAGCGTTTGTGCCATCTGCTACAATGCTCACAAAAGGAGCTGCGATAGTAGCTGCTGTACGTAACCAAAACTGTAGGCTGTCATTAGTCAATGGATGAGTAAAGAAGCCTTCCGATGATGGCAAGTCTTTGTCAGGGGGAGCTGTGACAAGTTCAGGTTTTGAGTAAAAGAAATTAATCTCACCAAAATTATCAACCGAGATTGTCATGTGGTCATCATTAAGACTGACCTCTGGTTCATCACCTAGTGACAATACTGCGAGCAGTTCATTGAGGTCATAGATAGCAAACTCCTTGTCAAATGCCTCAGTGATAGTCGCTTTAGCAAAGGCACTCTTGCCTGAGTTAATAGTGCGAATCTCTTGGCCTGCTTTGACAAGGATGTTAGGATTAATTTGCGAGAAGTTCTTTAGAACGTCTACAGTGTTCTTGCTCAGTTTCATAATATAGTTCCTTCACTATGTTAATAATATAATATAATAATACAAACAGGACTGAATGTCAAGTGTTTTCAATAACGGTGACATCTATGGTCACGCCTGCGTTGTTTGCGTTTTCAACAGTATTGTTCCTATTCCAAACAGGTAGCGCTTGATTATAAAAATTCAACCAGGCATCTATATCCGCAAAAGTATATACTGCATAGGTAGTCAGATTATCATCTGATCTTGAATATTCTCTAGTACCACCAGTTGCAGTAAGCAACTCAGGTATAACTGTAGTATCCGCTTCATCCATCCTTAGTGTTGTAGCCAGATCTACTTCAGTATTTGGTCTAGTGACAGAGATTTGTACTTTGTACGCCATTGTTTTCTCCTAATAATAGGTTAGTTTACTCTTATTTATAATCCTGGTCATGTTCATTCAAAGCTAAAAGTGCATAATGTAAGATTTTTAGTAGGTCTTTTCTATTGTGACCGTCCTTCTTACCGTATCGCTGAGTATACTTGAGGACATTGCCGAGAAAGAATCCCATGCCGTGTCCACAGTCCATGATAAACTCCGAGGACTGAAACCTGTTACGGCTATAATGCTCACCGTACGTTGCGTCTACATAAGCCTGGAGCTCTGCAAGCAGAGCCCCTTCGTTAAACTTATAATCAATCTTAGCCATCAATGTCTCCTAGGCACCGAAAGGTATTGTTGAAATAATTACTTTGCTATTGTTTTCATAGTACAAGTCACCAATAGCCTGGACATACCAAGGAGTATCCTTTCTATTCTCAAAAGGAAGACCCTGAGGATATTTCAAATAATCTAACAAGTCACGCTTGCTAAGAGCAGCAACACCCCCACCTTTTTTCCACAAGCGCTGACCTTTATTATCGAGCCAATTAACATCCAAGTATGAAACGTGTAGGAAACAACGATCTAACTTTGGAGAAAACTTGAACAATAAAGCATATCCATACTTCTCGGTTGCTGATGCCCACCCTTCCTGAATTGTAGTCTTAACTTCTAAAGTATTTACTACAGTGCCACCGGATTTAAAGTGAATGTCATAACGTCCTTGATTTTCAACGGCTACTGCGAAATAATCTTTAGAACCTAAATCATTAAACGTAGTAACAAAAGTATCTACAAGTATATGATGTGAAGTAGCTGATTTGAAATTTAAATCAGTATTCACAAACCAGGAACGATCTGATATCCTTGAAATCTCCTCGTTCACTTTAGCTGATACTGTTTCATAGTCAACCTTTTCAAGCAATTTCTCAAGTTTTGAATCTCGGTCATATAGCTTATAATTAGGATCGTTAAGCAATTTGTAATCTTCAAGCATGGACTTAAATTGTCCAGCCACAGTCTTGCCTTCTTTGCCTTGCTCCAGCTCACGGAAAAGATCCTTTTTACGGTTTTCTAAATATACCGGAGCTTTATTTTTTCCGTATACTCTAAATGTCCCACCGTTTTCTAAAAGATCAAGTTTCAAATAAGTTTGAAATGCTAGATTAGCATTCCCACAAAAAGTACGAATCTCTGCGTTTGTACACTCACGGCCCTCATACCTTTCCTTCTGCTCCATAGTGAAACGCACTGCTTTATATCTAGCAATAGTCTCAACCTTTACAGTAATGTTATCATCAGCCAACATCTGTAAAATAGCAGGATGATTTGCATCTACTTCACCCTCTTCTCCAAAGAGCTCTACAATTTCATCAGGCCTGTCTACATATACAAAAGGTATATTATCCACGCCCAATTCAATTAGTGCTTTGAGGCGTGTGTGACCACCTATCATAAGCCAAGTGCCTGAGAGGATTTTTATTGCTACACGTAGTCCGTTTTTTTCAATAGAAGTTTTCAGATTATTGAAGTCATCTAAGACATCTTGTGTTACACCGAAATCTCGTAAGTAAGTATTGGACTCATGCTTTTGAAGTTCTGATACCTTAGCGATACCGTCAATATGATTTAATGTGCCAGCGAACCAAATGTTATCTGACAACATAGTCTTGCGATTAGACATATTATGTCTCCTTAAAAGTTATTGTGATGCCGGGCTAGTCCCCGGCGGATTGTCGTTTTCGACACTAGATCTTTCTAGGCTGCTTTTTAAGGACTTGAGGCCTCATCAATGTCCGAAAAACTATTTTTTGACCTGTTCTTCACTGTCATATCTTAATACTACTACCTTCTGCGAACAATGTCAAGCATTAAAACTCAACATCGTCCGAAGAAGTTTCCTCAGTCTCAACGGACTGTGGGTTTGAAGGATCAACCTTAGTGTACAAGTCAATAAAGGCCGCCTTAGTATCAGCGTCAAAACGATTTGTACACAGGGTGATTGCCTTGAGCTTGTCCTTGAACACACCATACGCATTGACAATGTGCTCAAGCCTACGGGTGCTGACAAGCTCGTCTATGGCACCTTCAAAGAAGGTCTTACGGATAACCTCAGACCAAGTGACAAGGTGAGTAGCAAAGTCCTCATCCTTGTAGCCAGCCTTGTCCATCTTGTTAAGGATGATACGTTTTTCTACGGCTGCTGTAGGGTACTCCTGCTCAACGGTAATTGCAAAACGCTCCAGGAACGCCTCGTCCAACAGCTGAGCGCTGATGAATTTACCATCATCTGAACCACGACCTTTTGTATTCGCAGTTGCTACAATAGTAAACCCGTTAGCAGGAGCGACGGTCTCGCCAGTCTTTTTGTTGAAGTAGGGCTTGCCCTCAAGGATGGCCTGGAGACACATCATCTTGTTAGAACCTCTATCTACCTCATCAAGGATCAGGACCGCGCCACGTTTCATGGCGGTGAGGACCGGTCCTTCTCTATAGACCACGTTACCATCAACCAGAGTATTGCCACCGATTAGATCGTCCTCGTCGGTCTCAATACTAATATTCACACGGATAGCCTCACGCTTGAGCTGAGCGCAAACCTGCTCAACCATCGTGGTCTTACCGTTACCGGATAGTCCGGAAATAAACAGAGGGTAAAACATACCGCCCTGTAGAATAGTTTTAAGGTCCTTGTGAAAACCAAAGGGAACATAAGTAGTATCTTTGGATGGGACCAAGTTCTGAATGTCCATAGCAAGTTTAGCCATCGCTACGACCTTTGACTCCGGAGCCTGAACAGGCGCTGAGGGAGGTGTCACAACCTGAAGTTTAGGCTCACGGACAGGAGCTGCTTTGATAGCTGCTGTGCCTGTGAACATCTCGGTTAGGTCATATACACCGGATTCAACCTTGTACTTATCCTTGAGAATAAAGCCTGGGTGATTGATACCCATTGCTTTCGCCTCTTTGATAATATGTATACGGCGTACGTGGTTGTTTCCGTCAGCGTATGAACGGAGGGTGTCAATAAGTGCGTTACGGTCAGTCATAATATAGTCTCCTCACAAGACATTAGTTAAAATTTAGTGCGTTTTTTCAGTTTATATGCTATATTATACACGGATCTCAGCAAAAGTCAAGCATTATTTTCATTTATTTGAAATCTTTTTTCCGTTATAAATCAAGCACTTACCACTGAACTAAGTTGTTGATTTCATTGAAGTTTTTTTACAGCAAATCAATGACTTACAAACCTACCGTGAAATCTGTAGCGAGAGTAGTATATTCACTCGCTACATCTCACGTAGCGCTATCTACGCCACCTCAGGGATAAACTTCTGTACAAAGATGCGCTGCTGTGCCTTAGAGCCTGCAAACTTGCGGAACCCACGTAGTAAGTCACCCTTTTTAGTGGACTTGACCTCGAGCTCCTCGTCCTCAATGCTCAGCTTGTTGCCGTTCATAATGTAACGGACATCAAAACCTGTCTTGTCTCGTGCTTCAATGAGACCTGAGGCCTGCTGAGGCTTGAATATCTTTTCCCATTCCCAGTATCCCATGTCAGTGTTATCTACGCAAGCGTAGTCTTTACAGTCCTCGAGCGTGCGCTTAGTGAACCTATCAAGTATATGATAGTTTACAACCTTAGAGCCCGTGACCTCCTTGTACATCTCAAGCAGAGTGCAGGTCAATTCTACGTTACGGTGTGCGTTACCTTGCAACAAGGGATAAGTA